TATGGCATGTGCCTGCATAAATGTCTTGCCTTTTAACATCTCTTCTCTCATTATCTTCATGTGTTGTGCACTATGAGTTCCCTTCTTCTTATGGTTCGCTAAAGCAGTCTTCTGCCTATCTGTAAGTTGTTTTTTAACTTTCATTTCTTTTTCCTCTTTTTTTTCTTGGAACGTAACTTTTTAAGATCAGCAGACGTGATCTTATCCCTCGGTGGAGCAACCGCAGCAAGTTTACGTTGCTTCGATGAGTAAGATCCTTTAGGCATTATGCACCATTTGTAATAGCACCAGAAGTTATAAAGCTTACACTGACAGTTTCAAGATCTCCTGTTTGAGCACTTAAAGTTGTATTTTGAACAATTCCAGTAAAACTTACTTTTTTTGTTCCTGAAGTATCTAAAAATAATTCAAATTGTGCATCTGCTGGATCTTCTGCTGTTAATACATCAGCAAGTAAATTAGCAGTTTCATTACCGCTAGCTGCTGTATATAAAAAATCAATAGTTCCAGAACCAGAGATCAGTCCACCAACAAAACTTCTTGATGTCGCTCCATGAGCAGTCACATCTAAAGTATCTTTTGTTATGTCAAGTGACCAACCTGTAGTTGAAACTATTGCTTCAGCAGTTCCAGATCCATTTATAAATTTAACAGATCCTTCTTCTCCACGAAAAAATGCCATAATCCTAAGAAAAAAGAGTATTTAAAATTATTTTAACTTGTTGTTGAGTTTTTTACACTATCTTCTGACTGTTTTCTCATATATTGTTCACATCTGGGATCCCAAAGAGCAGGATTACGCTTTCCCTTGACCTTTTCAATAATGTCAAGCATCTCATCGGTGATTTCAGTCATTTTTTACTCCTTTTGGTAGTTTTTCTGCGTTTATGTTGATACTTTATTTTAGCACTGCTAGTTTTTTCACGCTTAAATCTTGCCTTTTCACTTGCTGACATCTCTCCAACAGTCTTAGGTGTCTTACTTGATACACGTTTACTAGGGCGACAGGCAGGATATCCTCTCTTCTCTCCTTTTTGACGACCACAAGGCTTTCCAGTCTTTACATCAACCCAGTTCTCCTCAAACCAACGTGTCAAACCACCTTTGACTCTTGGATTAGGCTTACTTTTTTTTCTTTGTGGCACTTTTCTTTCTCTCCACTCTATAAGTTCCACCACGCTTTTTATATTCTCGGACTAACCAAGCATTAGCGTAGGCAGAAGGATAAACAGCAAACTTACGTTTGGCTTCAGCTTTTACTCTTGCGTAAAGTGCTTTATTAACAGGTACATTCACTTCTCTTTTTACCTCCCTTTTTCTTCTTTTTCTTTTTTTTCATTCCAGTATGATAAGGCATAAGCAAAAAAGGTATCTTAATATATTCTAAACGAAGTTTGGCCTAGTGTCTCAGGTTTCGCTAAGTTGAATTGTTGCAGACAAAGATAACCAAAAGCATCAAACGCATGATCCACACCTAAATTTTTATTAGGTAAACCAGTATTAGGTGCATAAGTTAAAGTCCTAAGTGCTTTTATCAATTCTTTACAACGAGGATGTATTAACGTTCTCCTATTACCATTAGCATCAAACAGGGCAGTATTGACAGCAGTGATCTTATCTCTGATCTTCCAGGGGCTTCTAGGACTCATAACAGTAAAACCAGACCTCCTAAGTATCGTATGATCTGTTACACCAACACCAGAAGTCTTTCTTGCACTTCCAGTGGGGTCAGGACAAGCAATAATTCTACGATCAACTCCATATCTTCTCGTAACTTCTTCTGCAAAGTCCCATGTAGTAGCACCTCCTGTAAGCATGATCTCATCAAAAACGTACAAAGTGTCGTTATGCTTCACCGCACAGATTCCTGCCATAGGGTCAACGTTAAAATCCAGCCCAATTAACAAAGGAAGCATATGTAAATCTGCTACCTTTTTATCAATATTCTCATCAGCAAAACTGACAGCTACCAATCCAGTTAAATTTTCAAAACTAGCTTCAAATTCTTGCCTAAAAGTTCTCGCATCTAATTGATTTCTGGCAGCTTCAACTTCCTCTTCCTTTACATTACCCCCCTCAATAGTCGTAAAACTCCATCTTTGCCAATCATCCCATTCCTGTTCACCACAAAAACACCACATATCATAAAACCAACTCGCAGTTCCATCTGGTGTACTAATGAAAAGTGCCCAACCCTGTTTATCAGCCAACGCAGGTCTTATTACTTCAGCCCAAACGTCCCTATCCATAAATGCAGCCTCATCCAATACAACACCTGCCAAGCTTCTACCTCTCAATGCCATAGCATTTTCTGTACCTTTCAATTCAATACTTGACCCATTAATCAAATCAAGTCTCAAATCTGTCTCATTCTTACTTTGAACCCACGTTCTAGGAGTTAATCTCTTCAATTCTTTCCATGCAATGTCCTTTGCCATTCGATAAGTCGGTGCACAATAGAAATAAACCTCTCCTGGTCGATTTATCGCTCCTCTCAATAACTCAATACAACTTAAATAACTCTTTCCAAATCTTCTACCAGCTACAAGCACCCTAAATCTCTTCTCACTATTAAACACCTCACCCTGTGCATACCTTAAACTGATCTCATTAAGACTCATTTATACCTTTTTACATAATATTACTCATTTTCTTTCGCATTTTACACTTTTAAAGCTATCATCGAAATATTAATACCCTCATAAAACAAGTTCGTGGCTGAATCTTTCATTAACAACTTAAATTACGACCTCCCTGCTCCTCAACGTAAACCTCGTGTTCAGAAATATACAGGTGGTACAAATTCAAGGGCAGTTATAGAAGCTCGTTGCCAACGTTTATACTCTCGTCAATTAGAAGGTAAAACTACACGTCAACTAGTCATAGAACATTCCAAAAGAGAAGGTATTTGTGAAGCTACAGGTTGGACAGATTGGAATAAAGTTAAAGAATGGAATGATCAAGATTGGCTTAAAGAAAGAGAAAAAATGATCCCTCGCATACAAGCTATGCGTATGAGACTTTTCAACAAAGCTATATCTAAAGGTCAGTATCAAACAGCAGCACAAATATTAGACTCTCTAGGTAAAGTTGTAGGTGAATCTGTAGAGACAGTCAACATTCAAGCTCCAGACTTAACAATCAAAGTAGAACCAAAAATTTAGTCAGAATATATTTAAGTTACCCACGACACGCAAAAATAAAAAATATTCTGCAACGCTACCCCATATGTAACATATGTACATAATTATTACAGTTATGTTAAGTAAATGATATAAGTTAATATATTTTTGGTATACTGGAACTATGGAGAAAGTATGTAAACTATTTTCTCTAACTTGAAAATTTCATACTAATTGAACATGACACTCAAAGAATTTTTGTCTAGTGAGTACGCTAAAGAATTGACCACAATTCTAAATAAGATTGAACCACTAGGCACGCCACAACAAGTGAGAAATACTTTAAAGGTTAACTATAGGCAACTAGAATACAATGGCTATTTTAGGCGCAATAGTAGGCAAGATTTATTAAATAATACTTGCAAAGAAATGTGGTCATTCGTGGATGCTTGCAATCCCGAACTACCTATTAAGAAATAAACCTTACCAGAGTACTTTCTAAGCTGCTGTAATAGGTAGTAAATATCTTTAACACTATTTACTATCTATTTCTTTCAACAGTCGCTTACAAACTGACACTAACTAAACAAAACAAAATTAATTAAAACCATGAGATTTTATCTAATTTTCATCATTGCTGTAACCTTTGTTTTAAGCTGCCTAGGTAATGATCACCCAATAAAAAACGGGAGCTTAAACGAACGAAACCAGACTATACAGACTCTAATAAATGATATATAATATCTATCATAAACAAACTTTTATTTTATTAATTGAACTATGGAAGAAATTTTTTCTGATCTATTTAAAAACCTGGAATTATTAAATAACCAAGGTTTACAAGCTTTAAAAGAGTTTAAAGAAAAAAACCCTAATTGGGATAATAAACAAGAGATCAAGTATAAAAAAATAGAAGAATCTATACAAAGTTATAGATTCTTAATTGCAAGTGACAAGTGTATTGCTGCACATCATGGATTGATTTAATATCAATCCTTTTTTTTTATAAACCAATTAAATTAATTAATTATGAAAACAATTAAAGACTTAAAAAACTATGTTAAGTATAATACTAGAATTGTACTTAAAGATTTAGTTGATATTAAATATGCTAGTGGTACTGAGTTAATGTTAATTAATGATATGAAAGTTAAAAAAAATAAGTTAAGTAAAAAGATATATAAACAATATAGAAATTTATTAAATAATGATAATTTAGTTTTAATTAGTGGTAATTATGGAAGTACTGGACGTTTAAAGATAAGCGAAAATAAAATAAATTATATTAGTGGCCAAGATGCAAGAATGGAACTGCACTACTGTTTAGAAGATTATTTAAAAAAACATACTATAAAATTACTAGAAAACAACTTTACAAAAATAATTAAATAAAAATTATGACTAAAGAAATACCATCACTTGAAAATTCAAGTAAAGAGAGACTTTTATTTGTATGTAAGAATTTACAAAATTTAGCTAAATATCATGAAAATAAAATAGCTAAATTAGAGATGAAAGTTGAGAGATTAGAAAGGGAGAATATAGAATTAACAAGTACGGATTATAGAGATATTTTTAACCTTAGATAATAGTTTCTTAAAGCTATCTATTGATACTTACTTTAAAAGGATTAATTTAATAATCCTTTTAATGAAAGTATTTATATATTAATTACTTTCAATTAAAAACTTATTTAAATTAATTAAACATGAATAAAAGACTTAAAAAGCTTTTTAAAGCTTATGACGGTAATTTATTAAATTATTTTGCAAGTTTAACACCTGAACAGAGTAAAAAATTTAATGAATTAAAAAAGAATATTAAGAGAGGTAATATTAAATGAATCTTTTAAAAATGTCTAAAGGTAATAAAAAACTATCTAAGGATACTTTGATATTATCTTTACCAGCTGGACGTACATGCCCAGGTGCTAATAATTGCAAATCATTTGTAGAAATAAATAGAGATAATAAAAGAAAATTAAAACGTGGTGATGATTGTATTTTTACTTGTTTTGCTGCTACTGAAGAATTAAGATATCCTAATGTTTTTAATAGTAGAAAATATAATTTTGATTTAATTAATAGTTATGTATTGAATAATAATTTAAAAGGATTAACTGAATTAATTAATGAAAGTATAAGAGCTAAA